CAAGTTAACCTGACAGTTGATGACACAGGTAATACATTCGCTGGCACAATGTTTGGTCGTGTTAAAGTTTACATCGACCCATATTTCCCAGCAGGTTCCACTTCTGAATTTGCAGTTGTTGGTTATAAGGGTTCGAATGCTTATGACGCTGGCATTTTCTATTGCCCTTATGTTCCTTTGCAAATGGTTCGTGCTGTAGATACTGGTACATTCCAGCCAAAGATTGGTTTCAAAACTCGTTACGGTCTTGTTGCTAACCCATTTGCTGAAGGTACTACACAAGGTACAGGTTCATTGACTAACCTTGCTAACGTATACTATCGTGCGTTCAAGATTAGCAATTTGATGTAATTAAAACCCCACTAAGAGGGTTCTTAAGAGGGACAGAAATGTCCCTCTTTTTTTATAGATAAATACTTTTATGACTGCATTTACACGAAATCCAACCAACCCTAATTTTCTTCAGCCCAATAAGTTTATGTTGAACTTTACAAGGGCTCCAGCTCTTCGTTATTTTTGCCAGACAGTTACAGTCCCTGGTATTTCAACCACAGAAGTTCCACAAACAAACCCTTTTGTAGAACTCTATGTGCCCGGTGAAAAGTCTGTGTATGACGTTTTAAATATTACTTTTATGGTTGATGAGAAATTGGAATCATGGCGTGAGATACACGATTGGATTCGTGCGATGACTTTTCCATATTCTTATGCTGAGTATCGTTCATTGGCAAATTTAAATCCTTATAATCAAAAAGGTCAGCCTCAATACTCAGATGCTACACTTACACTTCTTTCTTCGGCAAATAATCCAATACTTGATTTTAAATTTTATGATGTATTTCCCATTTCTATTGGCTCTTTTGTCATGTCTTCTACAGATAGTCCAGATAGCATCATTACCTCAGACGCAACATTTCGGTATTCTTTATACGACCTAGTTGTACCAGAATAATTTTTATGATATAATCTCCGTATAGGAGGATTTGAAATGAGTAAACTTGATGATTTATTGGACATGTGGGCAAAAGATTCTGAGATTGACCGTACCGAACCAGGTAAGGCATTGTTAGACATACCTAAACTTCATAGTAAATACCTAAACGCTCTTTCTCAGCACCGTATGCTTGCCAAGCAAGCAGAATTCAATTATAATAAATGGAAAAAAATTAAGTGGGAGTATTACACAGGTAAGTTAGATGACGATGAGCTTCAGAAATATGGATGGGAACCTTTTCCGTTTGTTATCAAATCCGACTTATCTACATACTTAGAGAGTGATGAAGATTTAAACAAGTATATGGCAAAAAAAGCCATACATGAAGAAATTGTAGAGATATGCCAATCTATTTTGAAAGAGCTAAATAGTAGAACATATCAACTTAGGTCATTTATTGATTGGGAAAAGTTCATACAAGGGGTATGACGGACAAATTCGCCTTATTATAAATAAAGATAAGGAGAAAAATATGTTAGAATCTTTATCTAAATTTCTTGGAATAAAACACCATGACATTGATATGACAGGGTTATTATTCAGTAATGATCCAAAAGTTTCAAAAGAAGAAGCATTGAAACGAAATTCAGAATTTATTACTTGTCCAAAATGTGGCGTAAATGGTAATAGACCAAACATGATGCGTTGGCATTTTGAAAAATGTAAAACTCATTTGAAAAATTGTGAGCAATGTGATAGTATTATACCAAGACAAGGCGTAAAAGACCATCTTTACAATGCTAAAAAATATTGTAATAGAAAGTGTTACATGGAAAGTAAAAAAGGAAAAAAACCAATTGAAATGACAACTGAGGTTAGACAAAAACTTTCAGAGGCTAAAAAACAATATCATGCTAGATGTAATACTATACAAACAAAATGAAGCTTTCATAAAAGTTGAATGTGAAAGAAGTGTTGCTCAGGAACTTTCAGATTATTTTTGTTTTTTTGTTCCTGGATATCAATTTACTCCTGCATATAAAAGTAGAGCCTGGGATGGCTGCATAAGGCTTTTTGACCTTCGTAATTACACCATATATCATGGTCTAATTCCATACATAGAAAAATTTTGTGCCGAAAGAGATTACAGTTTAGAAATAGCCGATGCTATCAAGCTTACACAAGAATTCTCAGGTGTTGAGGCATTAGAGTTCATAAAAACATTAAATTTGCCACATGAACTGCGTGAGTATCAATGGAAATGTTTTCTACAGGCCGTTCGCAACAAGCGACAACTTATACTATCACCAACTGCATCAGGTAAATCACTTATCATTTATTTGATTGTTCGTTGGTTACAAGAAGCAGATTTCAAAAGAGGGTTACTAATTGTTCCTACTACATCATTGGTAGAACAAATGTATTCTGACTTTGCTTCTTATGGTTATGATTCAGACAAATACTGTCATCGTCAATATTCTGGTAAAGAGAAACATACAAACAAGTTTCTTACCATCACTACATGGCAATCAATCTATAAAAACGAAAAAGATTACTTTGAACAGTTTGATTATGTGATGGGCGATGAAGCACACCAGTTCAAGGCTAAATCACTTACAACTATTTTATCTGGTTGCACAAACGCTAAATATAGGATAGGCACAACAGGTACATTAGATGGCACGCAAACACATCGCCTAGTATTAGAAGGTTTGTTTGGGCCAGTTTATAAGGCAACAACAACATCTGAATTAATTGAACAAGGCCATTTAGCTTCTTTTAACATTAAATGCCTTGTATTAAAGTATCCTGAACCTCTATGTAAGATGGCTCGTGATTGGGATTACAATACAGAAATAGATTATATTGTTCAGAATAAAGCAAGAAATGAGTTTATTAAAAATTTGGTATTGTCATTAGAAGGCAATACACTCATACTATTCCAATTTGTGGAGAAACATGGAAAAGATTTACACAACATTATCAAATCTGCTGCTGGCAAGCGTCATGTATTTTTCGTATATGGTGGTACAGATGTTGAGATACGGGAATCGGTGCGTTCAATTACTGAAAAAGAAACAAACGCTATCATTGTTGCTTCTTACGGGACTTTTTCTACTGGTGTTAATATCCGTAACCTTCACAATATCGTATTTGCCAGTCCATCCAAATCCCGCATCCGTAATCTTCAATCAATAGGTCGTGGGCTTAGAAGGGGTGACAATAAAACAGAAGCAACTTTGTTTGATATTGCAGATGATTTTCGTGTAGGTAAGTTTGTCAACTATACTCTTAAACACTTTATTGAAAGAGTAAAAATATATGATGAAGAAAAATTCAAATATAAGTTTTATAACATAGAGTTAAAAAATGCTAACGACCAATAACAATATAAAGATAGTTCGTTTTCACGGTGGCGAAGATATAATAGCGGATTTTATTGAAGATAAAGAAAATGAAACTGTCATGTTGGTAAACCCAATGCAGGTTATCTTTAAAAGAATACCTACTGGTCAAACAGTAATGATGATGATGCCTTGGTTGCCTATTGAAATCATAAAAGACAATACGGCATTGGTCTATACTTCAGACATTCTTACCATCATAGACCCTAAAGAATCTGCTATTAAACACTATGGTGAAGTAGTTATAGAAGCACAAAAACGAATGGAAGAAATTGATGTTATAAGTGAAGAAGATGAAGATGAGGAAGATGAAGAAGAAACTGAAGATTTATCTGTAGAAGAACTATTTGAAATAATTAAAGACAAAAAGAATAAGAGCATACATTAATGGATTATACTGATGTTATTGTGAAAAAACCATGGGGTTCAGAGTACCTTTGTTATCGCAACGAAGAAGTTGCAATTTGGTATCTTTATATTCAAAAAGACAAGCAAACATCCATGCATTGTCACCCAAATAAAAATACTGGTTTTGTTGTGTTAGAAGGTAAAGCAGAGTTATCTTTTCTGCGGAACTCCATGCAACTAGAAGGGTTAGATAAAATTCATATCTTTCGTTCCCGTTTCCATTCTACACGAGCAATAACAGATTCTTTTATTTTTGAAATTGAAACGCCAGAAGATAAACATGATTTAGTAAGATTAGATGATGCCTATGGTCGTGCAGGTACAGAATATGAAGGCAAAAATGCACATTTACCAAAAGATGATTCGTGTTTTTGGATTGAAGAAGCTTCAGAAACACCTAAAGAGTATGTGATTCGTGATTGTGTAGTAAAACATTTTCTAATAACCAACAAAAATCAGCTGCTAAATAAGCAAGAAGAAGAACTGTTTATCGTTACAAAAGGTGGCATAGTCACTAAGAAAAACGAAAAAGTGGTTTGGCCTGGTGATGTAATTGATGGTAAAACATTACACCGACTGGCAACAGCATTTGAATTTGAACCTAACACATCAATGATATATGTGAATAAATGATTTATCTTTTTGATTTGGACATTACATTATGGGATACTTTTGATAAGCATGGTAATCCTATATGGGCAAAACAGTTGGTGCCGCCATACAATCTTAATGGCAATACTATAACTGACGATGTTTTTGCTAAATGCACGCTACGCAAAGGCGTAAAAGAATACTTGATACACCTCAGAAGTGAGGGTCATCAGGTTGGTTTCATTTCTGTTGGTGCATACTTTGGTATGCCTCAATCAAAACAACCATCTATGCGACTTATGGAATTGTTTGGTATTCTTCGTTATTTTAATGGTGTTCATGTGTTAGAATACAAGACATACAATAAAGCACAATTCATATCTACCTTAGATGATAAAATTATTTTTTACGATGATAGCCAAAAGAACTTAGAAGCAGTAAAAGATTTAACAAATGTTACGGCAATAGATTCAATAAACATTATGGATTGGTCACAACTGATTGGAAAAAAATATGATTGATATATTATTTGTTCACCCTAACGCATCTAAAAAAATCTATCAAGGATTAGCAAACAAAAATTCTGCCATTGAGCCGCCAATATGGGCAGCAATGTTGGCAAATAGTGTTCGTTCTAAAGGTTATAGTACCGAAATCTTAGATACTGAGGTAGAACAATTAGATTACATTACTTCTGCCAAAAGAATTACAGAATACAAAGCAAAGATTGTTTGTTTTGTTGTATATGGCCAACAACCATCCGCATCGTCACAAAATATGGAAGGTGCAACTGCTACTGCCGCAGAGTTACGAAACCTAGAGCCAAATACATTTATATTGTTTGTTGGTGGTCATGTTGCGGCATTGCCAGAAGAAACACTTAAAAAAGAACCTTACATTAATGCAGTATGCCAAAATGAAGGTGTTTATACAATTCATAATCTATTGCAAGCGCCAACATTTGAAGATTTCTATTTGAGAAAAGTTGATGGTCTTGTGTTTAGAGATTCAGAAAACAATATTGTGTTTAACGCACCATCACCTGTTGTGCCAAAAGATATGTTAGAAACAGATTTACCTGGCATGGCATGGGATTTATTGCCATCATTATCACAATATCGCACCGCTGGTTGGCACTCATGGTCTAACAACACAGAAAAACAACATTTGCGGCACTCTATACAAGTTTAGGATGTCCTTATAAATGTTCATTCTGTATGATTAACATTATCAATAGAACTAAACAAGGAACAAATGTATCATCGGCTGATAGTAATATCTTTCGCTGGTGGTCACCTGAGTTTATGATAAAACAGTTTGACTATATTGCTTCACAAGGTGTTCGTAATGTAAAAATTGCCGATGAATTGTTTGTATTGAACCCAAGGCACTTTGAAGCAATTTGTGATTTAATTATTCAA